TTAATTTTTGCAAGATGCAAAAATTCGTAAAATCACAAAATGATTACAAATCAAACGAGAAAGTTTTAAACTCAGTTTCTTCAAATTTAACTGAGAAGGTTACAGTAATTAGTAAAGCCGGAGAAAAGCACACATGCAATGCATGTGCGCCTAATGATTCTAAATGCTTAATTCTTAATGAAGAGTGCTCCTTTATCGATGACGTCCAACGTAAATTGGAAAAGATCGCGACAAAGAAGATTGCGCACTTTGTTGGAATTGAGAAATTTAGACAAAATTTCTTAGATTCTACTAATGCTAATATCCCAGTACAAGACTATCATGGTCTTGTTACAAGATTGTTGGATATTAATGTTTCCTTTATGAATACTTGTACCGTTTTTGCAAACAACAGTACTTGGGCTTTGGCTTCAAGAAATACTGTTGCTTTTGTAAAGAATAATCAGCAAGTTTTAAATGTTTTCAAATCCTTGGGTGCAATTCGAGGTATCCCACCGGTTTGTTCTTTTGCTCCTACATTTGCTATGTCTGAAAAGGCTACTATTGTAGGTGCAATAACTAAAACTACTGATATTGGTAGAGAATTGTATTATTTAGTTCCTGGTTATAGGGAATTACCTTATCCAATTCATAAGAGAATTCAATTTTCATATGGAGATAAGCTTGTTGCTGATCTTCCAATTATGGAATTTAATAAAGTTTGTGTTGGATGTGAAAAATCAGTTACTAAGGAGAAATCCTTTTGTATTTGTCCTAGCCATGTTAGTGTTAGGAAGTTTACTGAATTAGGATGTCATGATCTAGATTTAGAAGCTCATTTTTCATATTCATTATGTGCTTACCTTGACTTAACTCAAGGTAAAAAGTTAGAAAAACCTATTGCTACAATTCCTGAAAAAGAAAAAGAAGAAGTAGCAGAAATCAACAACGAAGTTGAAGTTGTTGAATTTCAAGGTACATCTTTAACAACTGAAGATGTAATTAAGAAGAGAAATCAAGTTTTTGGAAATCCTGGTAATAGGGTTTCTGAAGAAGATCTTGTTATTGTTGCAGATCCTTCTCGTTCTATTTTTTCTATAGTTCTTGAACACGTTGAGAAATTAGTTGAAAAGGCAATTAAAACTGCCCAAGATATGACTGATAATTATATCTTAACTAGTTTTCTTGACGCTATTAAAGAATTCCTTAGCAATGCTGTTTCATATGCTAAGAAGAATCCTAGAGTGCTTGGATATCTTGCTGCTTTGGCTGTGATTTTAATTAATCATAAGCGTCTTTATGATAATGCTGTTTGTTATTATTTAGATCAAAAAGATGACAAGAAACAAGTTGTCAGTTCTGTTTTTCCTCTTGAGGGAATTCTTGGCATTATTGGAGGTCAAAGTTTGACTACATTGTTAGTTTCATTGATTATCCAAAATGCTTGGGGAACTGTTACTAGGCAAAAGAAGGAAGCAAAAGAAGAGGATGGAGAGTTTGCTGATGATATATTTTCATTACTTAGCTTTACTGCTAACTCCGTTACTTCTTTTACTTCTTTGTGTGCTGCTTTGTTAATTTGCATTAATGTTCGTGCTTATGCTGCATGTGGTGATAAATCTAGACGTTTTTATAATGGTCTGGATAAGTCTGAAAAAGAGAAATTTACACAAGCAATTCGTGCGACTAATCTTGGTGCTGCTATTGAAAAACATAGTACTAGCATTATGGATGATAGAAATAAATCTAAGGTTATTGTTGCTTCCGATGAGGAAGCTATACAAGCTCAGAAATTTCTTCGTGCAAAACTAATTGCTCCTGTTCTTGCTAAGAAGAGAAATCGTCGTAGTAAGAAGCAAGAAGCAAAAGGTTTCATACAGCCAAAGGTTACTTCTAAACCCTCTGTTGCTTCACCTATTAAAAAGGTATCTGTCAAAGTTGAAAAACATTCATCTCCTGGAAAGGGAAAATTGTCTGTTCAGCCTTGTCCTTTTGGTGACAAATGTCGTCATCATCCAAAAGGAACTTGTTATTACTTTCATCCTCTTGTAGCTGAAAAACATGCTTCTAGAAATAGAGCAAATGTTTCAGTTTATAAGAAGAAATTGGAACTTATTAGAAAGCAGCGTGATGCAAAATTGGTCGAGCTTCAAAAACTCGATACATTGCTTCATGCAAATACTAATAAGACTAAGAAAATTCATCCTCCTAGAAGAGAGAATGATTATAACAAGGTCAGTCAAGATACGCAACAATGGAAGAATGACCAGCAAGAGAAAAGGAGACTTGCTAGAGAGGATCAGATTGATTGGGAAAAGAAAACCACTAATAAATGGTCTGAGATCGAGGATGAAGATTATTATGCAGAAATTGATAAACGTCAAGCATATGAAGATATGCTAGATAAGAAAGCTCAAGAGTATGATGATGATCGTTTTCATTCAAGAATCCCAAGAAAGAGATCCACTCCTAAACGTGATATTGACACCGCTCATAAAGCTAAACTTTATGATTTAATTGTCAATAAGAAAAAACAACGTGATGTTAAGAGAAAGAAAGTCGTTTCTAATAAAAGAAAAGATTTTATTTTTCCTGAATTTCATGGTGTCACTGTTAGTAATAAAATGTTAGAAGCATCACAATTTCCAGTGTTGGAAAATGGTTATGATGTTAACTTTCATGCAAAAGTTCCTTTTATGCATATTGGGAAAAACATAATCCATTGTAAATCCGGTGATTGTACTATCGGATATGGAATGTTAGTTTCAGCTAAGTATTTTCTTAGCCCAGCTCATTATGCAGATGTTGATAATGCTACCATACTTGGTGGAGTTAATCCAAATCAAAGAAAGAATTTACCTTGTAGATTTGTTCGAAGTTTTGGATCCACTCTTGGTTTCATTGATTATTTGAATCTCTATGAATTAGAGCAAGAAGTTCCATATGGTAAAGTAACTCTTGGGGTGGCGGATGTTCACTTCACGGGATTGCTCATTGCGAATTCCTTTGCTCAAGTTTCTGCAGTTGAATTTCTTGAAGAAGAAGGACGATTGCAGTACACTGGAGATTCTGTTCGAGGCGATTGTGGTCAAGCAATATATGATGCAGATAGGGGTACTATCTGTGGTATTCATGTTGCTATTAATAAGACTGCATCAAGAGTTTGTCTTGCTATTCCCTTCACTGCTACTTTAATGCGTGAGTTTGCGGATGCAAAGCTTTTTCTCTAAGTCATTCAATATATCCAATCACAAATCTAAAGCCGAAATGGCATAGAGAATTTAAATATTTACCTTATATTGGTACACTTCTGTCGAAAAAACTGAGTAGTAAATCTCAGTTTATTCCAGATCTTACCATTCCTGTTTATGATTATTCAATGAATAGTCAAATTGGAGAAGGTTATGTTATTTCCCCTTTAGGTGATTTGAATGACTTATATGAAAGATTGGCAAAATATGATATCGAAGATATCCCTCTTAATAAAGTTAGGGCACGTATGGCCATAACTTACTTTACTGACATGATTAGTGATTGTCATATGCTCTCGAGAGATGATGCATTTGATGAAATTTCAAAGAATTCAGCAATTGGAACCGGTGCGAAAGCTGCTGGAATTTATTCTAGAAAGGATCCAAAAATTGTTGATTATTTGAATGATTATGTTAATGAAAGTAAGAAGTGGCAGCAACATGTCATAATTAATGCTTCTCAGAAAGATGAAGTTAGAGTACTTGGTAAATCACCTCGTTTATTCACTTCTTTTCCTTCGGAGCATACGTACTTATGTACTATAGTTCTTAAAGATTTTATGGAACAGTTCCAGCAAAATAGATTTTGTGTTAATGGTTCAGTTTCAGCTGTTGGTGATGCCATGCAAAGTGGAGCACTAGCTGTTTATAAATATGAACTAAGTAAACGTAAGTACTTGTATTGTACTGATACATCAGGTCAGGATTCTTCAGTTTCGGCTGAATTTCTTGAAATGGTGTATGATCAAATAAAACTCAAGTATAAAGATATGACTATCGAGGAAGAAAACCTGTTCGAGTCAGTTCGCTTTAATAGCATAAATAAAATGGTCAATTTAAATGGCGATTTTTACCTAGTACCACGTGGTCTAGGATCTGGTGATTACTTAACTGTAGTTATCAATATTATGTGGCGACTTTATATGATTCTTGAGAATTATCAGTATGATATAAATAAGTATTTTGTAGAAAATACTACTATTATAAATGGTGATGATTTAATTATGAGTTCTGACTATGGAGATTTGAATCTCAATAGTAAGCACGCTAAGATTGAATGGGCTGGAAAACCTGTTCCTTGGAGTGAGATGGACTTTTGTTCAACTATGTTTGAACCATATATTCATCATAATGAAAATAAAGTTTTAGCAGTTTTGGCATTACGTGATAAAAGAAGTCACATATTGAGTCCCAAAATGAAAATGCAGAAACTAGGTGGAATGATACGTGTGTTATCTACTCCCTTAGTTTATAATAAAATTTTATCATTAATGGAGGACCTTCGTGATAAATTTAATCTTTATGAGGAATTTGAGCAATGCTTTGTTACTTATGAAGAAATTTATGATGGTTATAACTCTCCAATTCGTTATAATAGTAAATAATTCATTAATTCTTTGTTTTTGTTCCATCGGGGTGCTTAATTGGATATGTTATCCAGCCCTTATAAAAAATTATATATATTAATTTTAAATGGTATTATCAAAAACTCAACAAAAGAGAATTAATAAATTACGTAATGCACTGGTTCTTCGTCAGAATAATAAACCTGTGCAAAAACCTCCTAAAAGGAGAAGAAATAGAAATAGAAACAAAAATAAAAACCAATCGAAAGTCAATGGTGGGGGACCATCATTTTCTACATTTCCAAGAGGAATGCAAAAGAAAGGCTTTGGCGTTAACAGGCAACGAATGTTAGTTAGTGAAGATGAGAATATTGGAATAATTGCGTCTCCGGACTCAACTGCTTTCAGTATACTCTCAACTTATCCCATTAATCCTGGCCAAGCTACGACTTTTCCTTGGTTGTCTTCTATTGCTAAAAATTTTGAGAAGTATAGGTTTCTCAATTTAGAATTCTATGTTGTTCCACAAGTTTCACAGTTTGCAAATGGTGGTCGTACTGGGGAGGTAATTCTCTCTATAGATTATGACGCATCAGATGCACAACCTGGATCTTATCAACAACAAGCAGATCAAGTACCGCATTCAACTGCAATGCCTTATCAAAGACAATCACTTCGTGCAAATCCTAGAGAAATGCACTTAGAATCCGACGCTAAGTTTATCCGTCCAGGTGGTTTACCTGGAGCATCGGATATTAAAACTTATGACGCGGGGAATTTCTTTGTAGGTTGTACTGGTCTGGACGCAAGTCAGTTCAATGTTTGCTCGTTACATGTGAAGTACACATGTGAGCTCACAGTACCAGTGCTTGAGAATTTTGCTCAAGCTCCTGTGAATAATAGTGTGACCTTTTTGGCTGATTCGCTTGCTGCTTTAACAACAGCAACTCCTTATCAACCTCTACTTGCTGCTGCAGCTTCTACCTCTTTACCTGTGGTAAATGGGCTGGCTGTAGTTAATACAGTAGGGTCAATTGTTCCAACTCCTGGAAATTATCTCCTAGATACTGCATGTACAATGTACAATACAGGTGGCATATTAAGTGTCGCATTACTTAGCGTTTATAAAAATGGCGTTAGGCAAATGCCTATTGGAGGTACGACTGCTGCTTATGATGGAGCTGCATCTGATACTATTTGTACGTTAAATACTTCACAGTTTATTTCGTGCAATGGTACTGATGCAATAACTCTCTCATTGCAAGCAAATTTTGGAGGAGGAACTACTAATGCAACTACAACTTTACGATTAGTTGCAATTTAAGGTATTTTATGAGTATTTCTACAGTGTAATTTAGTATTTATACTACGTTTCGGCTGCAAGATTAAGAAAATAAAATATTAACATTTTATGTAATTTCTACAGTGTAATTTGGGAAACCACGTTTCGGCTGCAAGATTAAGAGCATAAAATGAAAAAGTCCGAGAAGACTTTAAACTAAAACACGTGAAATTGGTGTATAAATAATCCGCGAGACATCTACGCGTAATCTGGTGTCGAGTTTGGGCCTCGTTAAAATTCGCTCGTAGTAGTACGAATGAATTTAAAAGCTCTAGTCCGAGAATGACTTTAAACTCCTACAGTGGAAATGGCTGTATAAACTCTCCGCGAGACATCTATGCGTATACCTGGTGTCGAGTTTGGGCCTCGTT